CTCTTGGAACTTGGAGTATTTTTCCCCGAACTCTTTTTCTTTTTGCGAAAACTCTTGCTGGCGGCGATGTATTTCGCGCTCGCGCCGTGTTAGCGCTGCAAAACGCTTGGCAAAGTCAACGTTTGACTCGCCAGGCTGTTGCTCTATCGCTTCGCTTGCCTGTTCTTGTTGTGGTGCTGTATTCTCGTGACCTTCGGATCCCGTCGCCTCGGTGCTCGTTGCCTGTTGTAGCATAAAATATCTCCCTACGTTTATTTAGTATCTTTAGCCTTGTGGCATTAAATCACTTACGGGTGGCGCTTCCGGTACGCCTAAGGCGGTCATATCCTGATCGGATGCTAACGGCTCGGCTGGCATTGCCGGAGCCTGTGTCATTTGTTGCTCGATTAGACTCTCGACTTGATCTTGAAACTTACGCAAAACGTCTAACTTATCCTCTGGCATGTTGTCGGCTAGTCCGCGCATAAGATAAGTTTGCGCTGTTGGCTTAGCAAACTCTAAGTTCATACGCGGATCAGGACTAATATAATCTTTGCCAGCGTTTTTAATGTTGTGCTCTATGACCTTAATTACAGCGTCACGCGGCCCTAATTTAATCTTGTTAGCCTTAGCAAGGTCTGGAAAGTCCAGTAGGTCTAATGCCTCCTCTTGCGTGTAAAAACCAGCTTGCACGAGTTCTTGTACGGTTTGAAACTTTCCGGCTGGCGTGGATGGCAAAAAGTTTGTGGGATATGCTCTAATTGCAATCTTATCGTCTGGGATATCAACGTCTTTAAACTTAATCTCTTGAGAGAACGAGCCATCTTTTACCCTAATCGTTGGATTTTTACCCTCGGCTACCATATCCCTAAGCATGTCTAAAACCATGTACGTAGCTTCCATGTAAAAGTCTTCGTACATGTTTTCAGTCAACGCAAACCGCTCGGTTTGTATATCTTTGTACTCACGGATCGCGCGACCACTGTCTAAACCACTTGGCTTTTGACTCGTTGCGCTCATTAAAGAAATACCGGTAATCTCGTAAGCCTTACGATAAAGCGTCTCGAGGTGGTTATATATTTCTCCGCTCATAGCCTGTGGCGTGTAAAACTGCGGCGCAGTGCCACGGTAATACTTAATACCGCCAATCTCATTGTTAATCTTTTTGCCTGGGATCTTGCTACTAACATCAAGCCAAACTTGCGGAACCGCGACTAGGTGTTGTGCTAACTGTATGTTGCGCAGAGTCTTGTTAATTTCTAGCTGTATACCAATCAACTCTTCTGCTAGTCCTCTGCCGTAAAAGCCAAGAGGATGCAGTGACCAGCGTTGAAATAAAAACGGGAAGTATTGTTTTTCGTACTTATCTACAGCTAGCGTACAGTTTTCTATCGACATGCAATAACGGCCGTCGTCACTATTAGGACCACTGGGCAAATGCCAGCTTTCTGCAACTTGAATCATATCCGCCGTGGAGCGTGACTCCATATCGCCTTGCAGGCCACTGGGCGCAGCAGCAATCGCGTTGTGATATTTAGCCGGGAAAAGATCGAATAAGACTTCTCTAAAAATTAGCTTTACCCGGTGTATTTGCCGTGGGTTTCTATACCTGCCCTCTGCGTCGTCGACTAGGATCTCATCGACAAAGTTACGCTCGGCTTTTACCTCGTTATCGTCTTGAAATAGATGCACTGGACCAGTACCAAAAATACAGGCATCAACAAAGCACTGCCTTCCGATACCCCAAAACGTGCGGTCTTCTCCCGTACCCGTACCCATTTTTTCATATAAACCTTGAAAAAACTTAGTAAGCATCTTGGCTCGCTGTTGCAAATCCCAGCTAGCGCCTTCGGTTAAAAAGAAAGGCCTTGGCTTTGACTTAGATATCTTGCTGCTAGCCGTATCAATACAACTTTTAATAACGTTGTAAGTAACTCGGTTTGCCGTAAAGTTCTGCGCGTCGTTAGTTCTATTAAAAAGACCACCTGAAAGCGAGGTGATCTCCATGTTTGAATAAAGCCTAGCAAACTTTAGGTTATTAGTTGATCTGTACTCTTGATGTTTGCGTATGTTTTTAATCGTAGCCCATACGTGCGTGTGCATCTCCTCTTCAGGTTGCTCCCACCACTTAGTTTTAGGCTTTATGCCTTTATTTTGCTGCGTGTTATATGTCTCAACCGGCACGTTTGGAGTCGATGTAATAGGCATTAGTTTTGTCCTTCCAATCCAGCCATGGGATTCATTAATATATCTTCGTCACTTGCCGTCCTTTGGCCTTTCATTATTTCTGCCATCTCCTCAGCAGCACGAATAGCCTCGGGTGTTGGCGGTAGGTCTAGATCAAAATCTATCTCGCCTAGCTTCATACGGCTTACTCGTTTGTCGATACAAAGATCAATTAGCGCTCTTACGTCTTCTATTTTCAACCCCAATCCCTTTCCCAAAACGGCTGCGTCATTTCTTGTTCTATGCGCTCTGCCTCTTCTAGTTCCCAGTCGTCCAGCTTTTCTGTCTCGCTTCTCTGGTCTTTTACTACGGGTACCGATAAATACTGATAACACTCGCGCCAGCTATAAAGCGCCGCATCAGATAAATGGTTATCGCAAGCCGGATGCTCTTGCCTTTTGTCCGATCTCTCGTCCCATATCAGAGAGCCCCATTCGTCACGTAACGCCAACGTCTCTTCGCAGTCTATAACCTTAATCCTGCCTTGGATTAACTCGGCGTTCATTATTTCTATGAACTCGGCCTTACCCGTTTTTGTAGCCGGTACGAGAGAAAGTTGATAACGGCTTTTTAACTCTTCTACCGACTGCTTTGCTGCGTTGTCTATGACTGTTCTATAAATATCATATTTTTTGGTATAATAACTAATTCTCTCGGCCACGTCGCTTATAATCATCTTTGAAGATTTGTAGGTTTCTATTACGTACAGGTTGTTATCGTGCGGCGAAAAAGCACACACAACGAAGGCCGACGGATCGTCCCAACCCAAATCCACGCCTAAAACGTAGCTGTATTGCCCTGGTGGCAGTTTATCCGTAGCGTTTCGTTGCTCGTTGTACTTGTAAACAAGAGCCGAAAGGTCTGTAACCCACTCTTTTTTGTACATACGCCTAAATGATGGCGTTTTCTCAATGCCTGGGTTGTTTTTTTTAAGAAACTCGATTCGTTTTTGCCAAACCTCACGCATATAAGGGTTATCAAGCGTATCCCACTCGTGCTGTGTCCAGCCGCCTTCTCTTCCCGTAGTTAGCTTGTGAAATAGTGAATCAAGTAGATCGGTAGGCGTTCCTGCCATGGAAAGCGTGCCGTCGTAATCCGATAGCGCTGGCTCGATCATTTCATAACACAACTTAGCCATATCGATACGAAACGAGCCGCCTTCGTCAATAACGACAAGCTTTAGCTTACCGCCAAGCACCTTGTCCATCTCGTCTTTGCCGCTGTCTGCGCCTTCCAGATAAATAATAGATCCGTTAGGGCACGTAATACTTAGCTCTGACTCGTTAAACTTACAGCCTAGATTCATACGGCGATCAATGCTTTTAAAAACATCTTTCCACATGATCTTTTTAGCCGTCTTGCGCGTTAGACCGATATAGGTGCACGTACACTCAGGCTCAGCAAATGCTGCACGGAACAGTTTTAGCCCAATGCCAAATGACTTACCGGCCCTTCTCGTACATAAAAGCCCAACTCGTGGCGAGTCATCTAAGATGTAGGCTTTTTGCTCGGGAAACTTGTTGTCATAAAACTTTAGGCGAGGCGTATTTAACTGGCGCTCGCATTCGGCCAGCACGTTAATCGCCCACTCTCTTGTTTCATTTTCTCTTTGCACTTTTGCCGTCTTCAATTACAAATTCAGACTCATCGACTTCGCAGTATGCAATGTTAGCAAACGTTGTAAAGGCCACCTTGTTAGCAACCTTGTCTTCCATGCGAACCATCGTAGCCTGGATCTTTGGGTTGTAAAAAGCGCGCATGTCGTAGCGATCGCCGTAAAAAATGTTGTCTTCTTTACCCAGCTTTATAGTTTGTGCGGTGCGTAATACTTTCATTTTCA